AGAGAAAATAAAAAAGAAAAAGAAGAGAATCAAAAACGAGATGTTTACGTTAATATAAAAAAATGGGATGATGATGCAGGAAAAATAGTAACACAATCTGTTCTGTTTGCAAAGGCAGGTAGTAAAAAGGCTAGAATTTCAAATGATGATTTAGAAAAAGAACAAAAGAAGTTACAAAAAAAGGAAGATCCCAGAAACTCCTCAAAAGAGGGAGAATATGATGCAAAAGAGAAAGAATCTGAAGTAGAAAGAGGTGGAATTGAAGATGTAAAAGATGCGGAAGAGTATTATAAAAATAATGGAGAGGCGCCTAAGGGGTGGAGAAATGCTGGTTCTAAAGAAAAACCAGAATTAATGATAACAAAAGATTATGACAAAGAGATGAAACGAAGAAAGAATGTTGCAAAGAAGGGCCCTACACCAGACGAAAGAAAGAAACAAGCAGCCACTAAGGCAAAATTACAAAAACGTAAAAAAGAAAGAGATACTGGAGTGGATATTAAAAAACAACAATTTAATTCTAAACTTCTCAATTTTGCTGAGTTTATCGCAGAAGACATTATGAAGGACTTGAAACAGATAATCAAGTCTAAGAGGGACACAGAAGTAAAGCTAGATGATGGGTCAGCAATGCCTATTGACCCAATGACAGCGGATATTTTTGTTAAATATATAGAGGGTCTAAAATCCTCAGAACAAAAAAAGGTTATTAATCAAATCCAACGGACTGAGCGTGGATTCATGAAAGTCCTTGGGAAAGCACACGGAGAATAATAAATGGCTATTTCAAAATCCGCAATTGTCCTTCAGGATACTGCCACTAAGTATAGGGTGATGACTACTGGACTTGCTGGTGATGCTACGCAGTTGACTGACAGTGTATTTGCTGATGTATCGGCATTGAAATATGCCACAACTACAGTGACACTAGCTGCCGCACCAACAACAAATTTTTGTATTGGAGAAATATTAACAACAAATGATTCTACTCCAGTATTCATGGTAGTACAAGATTATACAGCTGGAGCAGCAACAGTAGATGTTTACAGGTGTACAAGTGGAACAGATTCTACACCTTTGGGGTGGGATACAGCATCTGCTACTAATGTAGCAGTAGGAAAATCATTAACAGGAAGTATATCTGGATTAGCTTCACAGCTTACTCATGGTAGTACAAGATTATCAATTAATACACCAACTGTAAATCTCAGGCATCTTTGGTGGGATTTAGCGCCTGGTATTACTTATGCTAGAGTTTATTTTGATGGAAGTGGAACAGAAGAAGATATTGCATATATAAGAGGTGGTTCTACTGGTAGTTGGGACTTTGCATCATGGGGATCTTCAATAACTATGGGAGCTGCAGCTGGAAATACTGGCAATGTTCTTGGTGACATTAATGTAACAACAATAGGTGTTGCTTCTGGTGATACTTATTTAATCGGACTAGAGGTGCAAAAATCGAAGGGTTTTGACATGCCAAACTATGAGGGAAATGGAGCTCTTGGTTATGGTCAAAATGCTGTACGAGCTGATGCATACTAATAAGGGATAACAAATGAAAACTTTTACCGAATTACGCGAGGCATTACTAGAGTTGGTTTCTTTTCGTAAGAAACACAAAGGAGCTACAAAAAGGATGTCATCTGCAAAGAAAAAAGAAGTAAGAATTCGTGATAAGAAAAAGGCACAGCTTGGCATTGATGCTGGTGGTAAATATAAACTCAAGGGTGGTAAAAAGGTGAAAAAAACCAGTGACGAACTAAAACGAAAAGTAGTTTCGCGAGGATAGAATGAAGTCCTTTAAGGAATTGGTTTCAGAAATGTCGGTTATGCAGAGGATAAAACGGTCAATATCCTCAAAGAAATCTGCCAAGAGAAGGTCTATTAGAAGAGCTCAGAACGCAAAGAAACCACCAACTCCTGAGAAAATTAAGGCGTCGTTGGAAAGAGAACTTAGGAAGAAAGCCTTGAGTATTGCAGATAAACAGGGAGTTTATACAACTGCAGCAGCTGGAACCAAAGAAAAAATAGAAAAGAAAGCATCAAAACTATTAGCAAAAAAGAAGGGTGTTTGGACTACAAAACTTAGACCACAAGTTAAGAAAAGAATGAAAGATGCTTTTAAAAGTAGAACATCTTCAAAAAATCCAGAGCAATAACGGAGAGAGTTATGAAACTTATTAGCGAAGAAGCAGTTGATATAGAATTTCTTACAGAAGCCAAGAAGGAAGGTGGTAAGAATTATTTTATTGAAGGTGTTTTCATGCAAGCTGAAACTAAGAACAGAAATGGTAGGGTTTATCCCAAAGGTATTCTTCAGAAAGAAGCCAAAAGATATTCTGAAAAATTTATTAAGAATAAGAGAGCTTTTGGTGAATTGGGTCATCCAGACGGGCCAACAGTTAATCTTGAAAGAGTTTCTCACATGATTGAGGAACTTGAAGAGGTTGACAATAATTTTATGGGGAGGGCTAAAATTCTGGATACCCCTTATGGTAAAATTGTTAAAAATTTGATTGATGAAGGTGCTCGGTTGGGAGTATCATCAAGAGGTATGGGTTCATTAAAACCCGCAAAGGACGGTATTCAAGAGGTACAGGGTGATTTTTATCTCGCTACTGCAGCCGACATCGTTGCTGATCCTTCCGCTCCAGACGCATTCGTTCATGGTATCATGGAAGGTAAAGAATGGGTTTGGGACAATGGAATTTTGAGAGAATCAGAAATCCAAGAAATCAAAAATAAAATAGAAAATTCTTCAAGAAAAGACAGAGAGCAGACACTCGTTAGGTCTTTTGAGGAATTTATCACCAAACTGTAAAGTTTATATTTTTATAAATAATAGTAGTATATTTTACTAAAACCAAATAGGAGATTTTCAATGTCTGAAGAAATTTTGGAACAACAGTCTGAGGAAGAACTGGAAGAAGAGCAACAAGCTGTGGCAGAGTCTTCAGACGAAGAAATTCAAGAAAAGGCCCAAGTCAAAGAAGACGATGAGGAGGGCGATGATGAGTCTGAAGAAGAAGAGGAAGTAGAAGAAGCTTTAGAAATTCCTAAAACAAAAGCAGGAATGATGAAGGCTATCTATGACCAAATCAATACAATGAGGAAGTCTGAACTTACTGATTCTTTCAGCAAAATTATGGGTTCAACCCTTGCTGAAGAAGAAGATGAGGATGAAGATAAAGAAGAGGTTGAAGAGAATTTGGAAGTTAAAAAACTTTCAAAGGAAAACCTTGAAATCGATGTTAAGGAAGACATCAACGCTATGATGAATGGCGAAGAACTTTCTGAAGATTTCAAAACAAAGGCTTCTACAATTTTTGAAGCTGCAGTTTCAGCCAAGGTCATTCAAGAGGTAAATGAAAGAATTGGTGTCTTTGAGGAGGATTACAAGAAACAAATCAAAGAAGCTAAGGAAGAGCATCTTTCCGCAATGAGTGAAAAAGTTGATGGATATCTCAACTATGTTGTTGAAGAGTGGATGAAAGAAAATGAACTCGCAGTCGAAAAGGGTATTCGCTCCGAGCTAGTAGAAGATTTCATGACTGGCCTCAAAAATCTTTTCCAAGAGCATTACATTGACATTCCTGAAGAGAAAGTTGACCTAGTTGACGATCTTTTCGAGAAAGTTGAAGAGCTTGAGAAGAAACTTGACGAGTCGGTTAATGACAACGTAGAATATAAAAAACAACTTTCTGAGTATAAGAAAGAAGAGACATTGAGAGATGTTTCTGAAGATCTTGCAGACACAGAGAAAGAAAAATTAAAGACACTTTCTGATGGAGTTGATTTTGAAAATGACGAACAATACAAGGAAAAACTTGAAGTCATTAAAGAAAACTATTTTCCAACTGTGCAAGAGCAACAATCTAAACCTTTGACTGAGGAAGTTGAAAATACTGAAACAGACGAAGAAGTAGATAAACATGACCCCGCTATGGATCTTTATGTAAGAGCCCTAAAGCGTAATAATTAATTTTTCAACAATAACCTTTTAGGAGATAAAAATGTATCTAGCTGAAGGATTACAACAAAAATGGGCTCCTGTCTTAGACCATGCTGATATGCCTAAGATTAAGGATTCCTACAGACGAGCAGTTACCGCTGTTCTTCTGGAAAACCAAGAAAAAGCAATGGCTGAAGAAACTGGACAGAACGCTTATGGCTTTCAGTCTCTTTCTGAGGCTCCTGCTCCTATTAACGCAGCACCTACTGCTTCAAGCTCGGGTCAAGTTCGTTATCAAGACCCTGTTTTGATTTCGATGATTCGTAGATCAATGCCTAACTTGATGGCATACGATGTTTGTGGCGTTCAACCAATGTCAGGCCCAACAGGTTTGATTTTTGCAATGCGTCCTGAGTATGACACACAAGGTGGTACTGAGGCCTCGTATAACGAAGCAGACCCTGGCCATTCAGGTAATGCTGGCGCTGCCGGTTCATCTGGTACAGCTGGTACAGCTGGTGCACAGGGTGGATCACCTGCATTAGCACTGACAAACAGTGGTGGACTTGCAACAGCAACCGCTGAAGATTGGGGTACTGGAGATAACGTATCTGGTTCCGCTGGTGTTGATTTTCAACAAATGGCTTTCTCAATCGAGAGAGTTGCAGTTACAGCGAAGACCAGAGGGTTGAAAGGTACATACTCAATGGAACTCGCTCAGGATCTTAAAGCCGTTCATGGTTTGGATGCTGAAACAGAATTGGCTAATATCATCTCACAAGAGATTTTAGCTGAAATTAATCGTGAAGTTATCAGAAGTATTTACTTCATTGCCGCTCACGGTGCACAACATAACACCACAACAGCTGGTGTATTTGACCTTGACACAGACTCCAATGGTAGATGGTCTGTTGAGAAGTTCAAAGGTCTGATGTTCCAGATCGAGCGTGAAGCTAATGCAGTCGCAAAAGCCACACGACGCGGTAAGGGTAATATTATCATCACATCATCTGATGTTGCTTCGGCTCTCGCTATGGCCGGTGTAATGGACGGTGGAAATATTGATGATACTGGTAGTACTTTCGTAGGTACTTTGAATGGTCGATATAAAGTTTATGTTGATCCATATTTCAGTGCTTCTGCAACAAACTTCTTTGTTGTTGGGTACAAGGGATCAAGTGCTTATGATGCTGGTCTGTTCTACTGCCCATACGTTCCAATTCAAATGGTACGTGCGGTTGGTGAACAATCCTTCCAGCCTTCAATCGGTTTCAAGACTCGTTACGGAATGGTAACGAATCCTTTCTCCGATTCGACTAAGGACGGCGCCCTTAACGGTAGTGCAAATTACTACTACAGAACTGTCAGAGTTGACAATCTGATGTAAAGGGTAGTCACAAATTGTGACTATATCAAAGGGGAGATTGGGTATAAAAGCCTGATCTCCCCTTTTTTGTTTGTACTCATCTTCTAACCTTACTAAATATACTAGAAAGGATTAACAGGAGCAACTTATGGCAGATACTACTATAATAAAATTAACAGAGACAACAGCGCCCACCAAGGATGACTTAGCAATTATTGTGGATACACCCACATCCAAGCCGTCCAACAAAAAAGTCACACTGGAGAATTTAGGATCTAAATTTTACTCATCGACTATACAGATTATAGAGGATGATGAAGATGTGTCTCTTAAACAATATGATGGAGTTGAAGTTGCACGTGTCCATGACGGCGGTACTCTCACATTAACTTCAGAATTTACAGATGCAACTTGTGATACTAACCATACATCTGGGACAGGAACTACTTTCGGAAGCAATCCCAAAGTAATAAAAATGGATAGTACATCTGCAGTTAAGGCAGGTGCGAATGTAGCTGGAACTGGTATCGCAACTGGAACTACTGTCGCTGCAGTTACAAATTCTACACACCTTTTACTTTCTACAGCTACAACGGCAACTAACGACAACCAAACTCTTACCTTTAATAATGGTTATTGGACACTTAGTGGTGGAACAGGTAAAGGTGGTTTTGGAATACGTAGACCAGTTTATTCTCTTACCACAGCTACTTCAGGTGCTGATGACCAAACAATAGAGTTAACATTAGAACATTCTGGTGCAATCATTAAAGTATCGGGACAGGCTGGATCTCCAGTTGAAAGTTATGACCTAGACATTAAGTTACCAGCAGTTCCTGTAGGCTGTGAAGGTTTTTATGTTGATATTGCGATTATACTTGCGTTTATTGATACAAATAATCTTGAAATCTCAACCAATGGTACTAGTGGTGATAAAATCTTTATGTACATGAATACAGCTGGAACTTCTGGTGTAGATGTTGATGGTGGTGATGTAATCAGATTTACTAACGATGTTCCTGCTGGAACACTTTGTCGGTTGACTTGTATTGAAGGTGGAGATGCTGAACAGTGGATTGCTGAAATATTACAGCCATCTGGAACAGCAGCTACAACTGTAACTGCAGTGGGGTAATAGTCTATGTCAGCATTACAAGCATTACCTTCAAATTTGAGTTACCTATCTCCAATAGGATTCAAATTTCAATTATCCAAATTTCCAGAAGTAAATTATTTCTGTCAATCTGCCAATATTCCAGGCATAAGTATTGGTCAGATTGAATTACCTACACCCACTTCTACTGGATATATGGCTGGTGATGAAGTTGCTTTTGAAGAACTAACTATAAGTTTTGTAATTGATGAAAATATGAAGAACTGGTTATCTATCTATGATTGGATTATAGCTCTTGGCGTTCCAACTATGGGTGATAGAGAGGCTTTATCAAAATTACAAAGTGAGGGAGCTGAGAGGACTAGCGCTGTTTTAACTGTATTAACTGGTGCTATGAATGCTCAATTGAATTTTTATTTTAATGAGGTGTGGCCGTTAAATTTATCTTCTATTGAATTTAACTCCACATCTACTGAAATTGATTATGTAATTGCGAATGTTTCTTTTAGATATGATAATTATAGAGTAGAAAATTTACTCAATAATGAATCATCTTTTGAGGGAACTCGCCAACAAAATTAGGGAATGAATGAAACTTGAAGAGATTCAAGAACTTTGGAATAGAGATCGTGATATTGATATTGAAGAGTTGGCAACAGAATCTACGAGAATTCCACAAATTCACGACAAATATCTAAAAATTTATATTGATGAGAGAATTAGGCTCAAGGGATTAGAGTTTGAATTAGCTAAGATAATCAGACTCAAGACTGATTATTATGCCGGCCGGATGGCTCAAGAAGACCTAGACAATTTGGGATGGGAACCATTCTTGACTAAAATTCTTAAAACAGAAATGGGATCATATCTTGATTCTGATGAGGATATTTTTAAGCTTAAGAGAAATATCACAGTTATGCAGGAAAAGATAAACTATCTTGATTCCATAATAAAAATGATTAATAATCGGGGCTTTCAGATCAAGAGCGCCATAGATTGGATAAAATTTAAGAGTGGTATCGTATGATGTAGAAATATCCAAAGTGAACGAGGTCTACATAAGAGTCGATGCTCCAAGAGACATTTCTCAGGAGATCTCAGATCACTTTACCTTTCTGGTGCCTGGGCACACCTTTGTCCCAGCGTTCAGAAAAAGGTTATGGGATGGCAAGATTAGGCTATTCAATGTCATGAACCATCTGCTTTATTATGGTCTGTTTGAACATCTTTGTAAATTCCTTTATCTCAGAAACTATAAAGCTAAATTTCATCATGATTTTAAAACTGAACAGGTCAGGTATAAATTAGACCTAAAACTTCCAGTTGTGCCTAGAGAATACCAAATAGATGCTGTAAATTATGCTCTTTCTAATCATAGGGCACTATTATTATCACCTACAGCATCAGGCAAATCTCTAGTCATATACATATTAGTA